GCATCAAAATCACAATCAAACCAATCAAAGTTGACAAAAACACATACCGTATCGGTAAATGGCTTGTTGCTATCGAAAAACATTCCTCCCGCTCTTACGCTTGCGGCATGACAAAAACCACAACATGGAATACATGGCGTGCAATTAACACCGAAACATTTGCGGTGGCAGACAACAAGAGCGGCAATGGTGGTATCAAACAAGCAGCAATCAAGCTTTCGTAACATGAAAACGATCAATCAGCCAAAACAATCGCAACCCTTAATAAAGGTTGCAGAAATGCACGGTAAGACAATTGTCAAAACTGTAACAACTAGACACGTCACATATTACATCATGCATCCATCTGTTCGCGGTGGCGAATGTCCACTAGTCGGCATTTTGCAAATTACCGCAAAAAAAGCCACAGCGGATCACGACAAACAAGCAATGGTAGTTGCTACCGTTGCACTAGCAGGTAGACCGTAATATTTACACCAACAGGGGCGCGGCTGTAACGCGCACAATCAACCAACTACCAAGAAAATGAATCTGCTACACTACCAGAAAACCGAGAACCCGAACGTGATCACAGTTGACTCCAAAACGAAGGAGGTCATGATCAAGAAGCTCAGCGGCACATACTACCGCATTGTGGCGCCTTACAATGACAGAGCGCACTGGGTCATTACATGCAGCGAAATGCACCGCGACCGCTTTGCCAGTGCCGACGATAGCACCATGGTTATCTCGGCCAATCTGCACAAACAACTTCTCAACTTATGATACCAAGAAACAAAAGAGGCGCGGTCACAATCGCGCTCGGACACGAAGGGCTTGCACAGCTACGCGCTGCTGCTAAGCTATGCAAAACCAAACCGGCAAGCGTTGCCAAGGCACTGATTTTTTCAGGCATTGATCGCGTTCTGACCGGCGAACTTAAAATTGAAACCAAACCACGACTAAAATGAGTACAATACACCCACTAAAAATTGACCTATTGAAAATACCTGGCGCACGGAAATTCCAAGCGAAGGACGGAAGCTGGCATCTTGCGATCCCGCACCCATCAATTTACATCGGCGAAAAAGGAGCATACCTTGATTGCGATCTGACCGAGCGCAAAGAGAAAGACCGCTTTGAAAACACGCACAACATCGCCATGGTTCAGACCAAGGAAGCTCGACAAGCTAAGGATCCAAAGGTTTACATCGGCAATGGCAAGACGCTGACATTCGGCACCAGCTCGGCACCTAGCGCAGCACCACGGCAAGCGGCGCAGAAAGACGCAAGCTGGATCGAAGATGATAGCCAAGACGTGCCCTTCTGACCTATGAACGACAATCCACCAATCATCGGCATCATCGCCCTTTACGCATTCGGAGTCGCCACAGGCTTCGGAATCGCAGCACTATTTTACGCATTCGCCTTCTAATTAACTACCAAACTACCATGACAACAGAAAATACACAAATTACCAACAAACCACGGACTCTCAAAGGTCTGCTATCGGAAGAAAACGTCAAGAACCAGTTCGCTCTGGCTCTACCAAAGCACTTGAGCGCAGACCGCTTCGCTCGCGTTGCAATCACAGCATTGACACGCACTCCAAAGTTGCAGGAATGCACGCCCGAAAGCTTCATGCGTTGCCTGCTTGATCTGAGCGCAATGGGACTTGAGCCAGACGGCAGACGAGCGCACCTAATACCATTCAAAAATGAATGCACTTTGGTCGTTGACTACAAAGGGAAAGTTGAGCTTGCCATGCGATGCGGAAACATTGCCAGCATCCATGCCGACAAAGTTTGTGATGCCGACGAGTTCATCGTAAATCGCGGCAAAGTTGAACGTCACACCATCGACTACAAAAAACCAAGGGGCGAGGCTTACGCTTACTATTGTTTGATCCAGTTCAAGGACGGCGGCGAAAAGTGCGAAATCATGACCCGCGAGGAAGTAGAGCAAATCCGCAATCGTTCGCAAGGCTACAAGTCAGCGATTCAATACGACAAGTCTCACCCTTGGCTCACAGACTTCGACGAGATGGCGAAAAAGACAGCGTTTCACCGTGCATCAAAATGGATCGAGCTTTCTCCAGAAATTCGCGAGCATTTTGAGAAAGACTATGATCTTGATGTTGCGCAAACTCGCAACGTCACACCGACCGTGCGCACGGAAGCCATCAACCCGTTCGCACCGATGCTGCCAGCAATCGAAGCCACGACCGAGGAAGGAGGTGAGGCGTGAGCAAGATTGAAGATGGCGGGGCGGCATTCCCAACCGGTGCGGCATTTCCAACTACTGCAAAGCTAATCAATACTGGGTTTCCTGATATAAAAATACAGGAAACAAGCGGTGGCATGACCCTGCGCGACTACTTCGCGGCGGCGGCTTTGACTGGCAATCTTGCGTCAAACGCAATAGGTTACGAGTATACGGGCGAGAATGCCGTTGAAAAAGCGACCGCCGAGGCATATCGCTACGCAGACGCAATGATCGAAGCCAGAAAGGGGGAGCCATGAACTACCACATCATTAACATCGACCAAGGCACCGAGGAGTGGCTCAACGCTCGCAAGGGCAAGCTAACGGCATCGCAGGCGGCTGGTATCATCACGCCAACTGGCAAACTGGCAGCGGCATCGATGGGACTCATGCGCAAACTAGCGCGGGAATGCCTCATCGATGATCCGCACGCCTTTTCCGGCAACGCTGCTACTCAGTGGGGGCATGACCACGAACCGATTGCACGCGATGAGTTTACCGAGATCACCGGCTACGCAGTCGATACCGTGGGCATGTTGCAATCTACCTTGCACCCATGCCTCGCCTGCTCTCCCGATGGGCTTTTCATGATCGACGATGTGATCCACGGGCTGGAGATCAAGTGTCCGAGCGTGGACACCCATGTTGACTACCTGCTCGACGGCGAGTTGCCTGCCAAATATCGACCGCAGGTGCATTTCAGCATGGCGATCACTGGCATTCAGACGTGGTTTTTCATGAGCTACTTCCCCGGGCTTCGACCGCTCATTATGCCGGTGCCATGGGACGACTACACCGAAAAGATCAAGGACACCGCGCTGGCATTCGCGGCAGACTACGAACAGGAAATGCCGAGAATCCTAGAAGCAATTCGGCTATAATGGGTGAGACGGAGACACTTGAGAAGCTCCGTCAATGGTGGCAAGTCGCGCCGAAAGACGAGCGGCTTGCCATCAAAATCACCGCAGCGGCGGTAAAGCGCAACGACGAACGGGACAGGGACGTAGTGCAGAGGAGAATTGACGCGCACTGGAAACGATACGTAAAAAAAGATTACACAAAATGAACAAAGAACTACAAAAAATCAAGATAGCGGAAGCGTGTGGGTGGAAACCTGATAAGCGTGGATTCGGATGGCTTAGTCCGCATGGGTATTATGCTTTAGAACCCAACTACCTCAACGACCTCAACGAGATGCACGAAGCGGAGAAAACGCTTAGCGAGAAGCAAATCAGGAGTTACGCATTTACGTTAGCACAGGTCTTGGATACTTCGCCAACCGTGGATCTTAACGACCAGTTTCTGAACATCCATGCAACCGCCGCCCAACGCGCCGAGGCTTTCTTGCGCACAATCGGAAAATGGGAGGTCAGCAATGACAAACATACGAAATGAAAGACACACACAAACCAGACATCATAATCGGCATCGACAACGGCATCAGCGGCGCAATGGTGGCAATCTCAGCCTACCATGGCAAAGTGATCGAGAAAATCCTCATGCCGACACGACCTAGCGACAGGAGCCGAGAGTGTGACGCTGTGGCAGTCTGCGAGTGGATCGAGCGATTTACTCACACCGACGACATCGCCGTTGCGCTCGAAACGCCAAGCAAGCACTCGCCTGGCACTCTCGCTCTATGCTCGATGTGGGACTGCTACGGAGCCATCCGCGGCATACTCGAAGCATGCGGAATAAAACACATCAGAATCGCCCCTAGGACATGGCAGAGCGTCATGCTGGGTGTCGTGCCGAAAGGCGAAACAAAAGCGTATGCACGGGCAAAAGCGGCGCAAATATGGCCCGATGAGGATTGGCTCGCCACACCGCGCAGCAAGAAGGCACACGAAGGGCTGGTTGACGCGGCACTGATCGCGGAATACTACCGCAAAAAATTTATTTGACAATTCACGGCAATGCGGCATTTTCAGCGCGTTGCCATGCAACCACTCGTGAACACCGAGATGATAACAGAAAAACAAAATGCGCCGATGTGCGATTGCTTGCCGACTAATGGTCGGGTGTTCCTTGCAGTCCCATCGGCGAACCTGTTTATTAAAATGATAACAAACGAAATTGATTACGATTCATTCATTGAACAAAAGACACGCCGTGCGCAATCGCATGGATTTGACCCGCTCGCACTAACCGCTCCGCTTTTCGACTGGCAAGCTCACGTTGTGAGATGGGCTGTGAAACAAGGACGAGCAGCACTATTCGAAGATTGCGGACTCGGAAAAACCGCGCAACAACTGGAATGGGCATGGCAAGTATGCCAGCACACGAACGGAAGCGTTTTGATTCTCACTCCGCTATCAGTAGCGCATCAAACATCTCGTGAAGCTGAGAAGTTTGGTATCGTCGCGAAAGTAGCACAATCGCAAGACGACATCACAAGTGCTGGAATCTGGATCACAAACTACGAGAAGCTCGATCACTTTGATTGCTCTATTTTTGCTGGAGTTGTTCTTGATGAAAGCAGCATCCTAAAATCATTTACTGGAAAGACTCGACGAAAGCTGACAGAATGCTTTGAGAACACACCATACAAGCTATGTTGCACAGCAACTCCTTCGCCAAACGACTACACTGAGTTCGGTCAACACGCTGACTTCTTAGGCATTTGCACACCAGCTCAGATGCTTTGCACTTTCTTCATAAATGACACATTCAATACCGGAGACTGGAGATTGAAGAAGCACGCTGATTCTGAGTTCTGGGCATGGCTAGCGTCTTGGGCAGCTTGCGTATCGAAGCCCTCAGACATTGGATTTGACGATGGCGCGTATGAGCTTCCTCCACTCAATATGGAAACAATCACTGTGATGGTTGATGACTCACAAGGCGCGGATGATGGTGAGCTTTTCCGCAATCCGACAATGAGCGCAACTACGATGCACAAAGAGATGCGCATGACTAGTCGCGACCGATCCGCAGCAGTTGCCGATCTTGTGAACGCATCAGATGAGCCGTGGATCGTATGGTGCAACACAAATGATGAATCGGAGCAACTCGCTGAAATGATTCCTGATGCAATAGAGATTCGCGGAAGCAATACCGCAAAACAAAAAGAACAAGCCGCTGATGATTTTGTTGACGGCAAAATACGCGTGATTATCAGCAAGTCATCGGTTTTTGGCTATGGGATGAATTGGCAGCATTGCAATAACGTAGCATTTGTCGGTTTATCATATTCGTTCGAGGACTTCTATCAGGCTTTGCGTCGATCCTATCGTTTCGGACAAACAAAGCCAGTGAACGCATACATAGTGCAAGCATCAACCGAAGGGAAGATCGTCAAAGTCATTCAGCGCAAAATACAACAGCATCAAGAAATGCAATCAAAAATGAAGATTGCGGGACAATACCTAAAAACAAACAACATCAAGCAAACCAAAATGAAAACAGATATCAACACCGAGAAAACCGAGAATTGGACAATGCACCATGGCGATTGCGTGCGAGTTGCAAAAACGATACCAGCAAACAGTATTGACTTTTGCGTATTCTCTCCTCCTTTCGCTGATTTATTCACATATTCAGATGACCCACAAGATATGGGCAACTGCGAGGACACAGGCGCATTTACGAAACATTTTGAGATACTGATTGAAGAATTGGCGCGCGTCATGGTTCCGGGACGCGAAGTAGCAGTTCATTGCCTTGACTTGCTTTCGACAAAATGGAAAACGGGAAGAATTGAATTTACAGATTTCAGTGGTGAAATCATTCGCGCATTTTGGCGCAACGGATTCTTGTTTCATTCTCGCATTACAATCTGGAAATCACCAGTAACAGAAATGCAACGAACAAAAGCACACGGATTGCTTCACAAAACGCTATGCACCGATTCTAGTGCATCCAGAGTGGGCGCGCCTGATTATTTGCTAGTGTTCAGAAAAGAAGGAGAAAGCGAGAAACCAGTCGTCAAAGATCGTAGTAAATATCCCGTTGAATGGTGGCAGGAAGTCGCGTCACCCGTATGGATGACAGTTGACCAAGGGCGAGTGCTGAATAAAGAGGGCGCGCGTGACAATGCAGACGAGAGACACATTTGCCCGTTGCAACTTGATGTGATCGAACGAGCGATTGAACTATGGAGCAATGAAGGCGATACTGTCTATTCTCCGTTTGGTGGAATCGGAAGTGAAGGATACGGCGCACTATCGCTGAATCGGAAATTTATCGGCAGCGAGTTGAAAGAATCATATTTCAAACAAGCGTGCGAAAACCTGAAAAATGCAAAAGCACAACTTACACTTTTCTAATATGACACCACTAAAACTACTACAACTAGTCATCCGCACGCCAAAAGGCGACATGTCACGCGATCAAATCAAACATTTGATTTACGGCATGAGCATTTACCGATCGGTATTCTTGCTGGAGCTGGCGCAATACGACACACCAGTGAGGACGGGCGACATGCAACATGCATCTCAAAAATGCTGCGACCATCGCTACCTCAAAGGCTGGAAAGGTCACGAGCGTTACATCACCAAGATCAAGCATGAGCAGTTCACCAATCCGCACAGTTACTACACCTACATCCTCACCGAGAAAGGGCGCGAGGAGGCAGCAGAGATCAGCGCAAACCTCCAGGGCATGATCGACCAAATCGCCAAATCGAAAATGATTGCTTGAGAAAACGACCTCGATGCGCTAAGTTTGCGCGTCGGCAACGACAGAATCACACACTCACCGTGATTTACAAGCTGAATAACTTCCCCGCCATTGGGCGCAGTTCTGCGGATTCTAAGGATGATGCAGGTGAGTACTGCTACTGATGGCGGGATTTTTATTGACCAAAAATATGAGCAAATCACCAGCATTTCAATTTTACGCGGCTGACTTCATGATCGGAATCATGGGTATGACAGACGAGGAAGTCGGCATCTACATCAAGATGCTTTCAACACAATGGCTTCATGGATCACTTCCAAATTGCAAAAAAACGATCAAAAAAATGATAAATTCTCGCAAGGTTCCAAGCGAAATGGTGATGCGCAAGTTCTCTATTTCCGATGACGGTTTTTTGCGAAATGAACGCATGGAAAAAGTGCGTGAAAAGCAAAAATCCTTTATAGAAACAAGGAAAGAGAATGCAAACAAGCGTTGGAATAAGCCAGAGAATGAGAATGCACTAGCAATGCACGTGCATGACGGTAGCATATGCAAAACGGATGCTCTTCATCTTCATTCTTCATCTTCTACTTCTAGAGTATTATCTAAAGATAACACTCTGAGAAATTGTGAGGAAATTTATGATTTGTATCCACTCAAAGTTGGCAAGAAAGCTGGTATTGATGCCATCATGAAAGCATTGAAAAAAACCAGCAAAGAAGTTTTGATAGAAGCCGTGACAGCATATGCTGCAGCAAAAAAAATAGATCCTAGCTTTACGGCAAACCCTGCTACATGGTTCAATCAAGAGCGATGGCTTGACGATAGAGCGGCTTGGCAGCCAAAGGAAAGCAAGCAAATGACTTTCGGCGTGAAAACACAATCTCGTGACGACCGTCACCCGAACGAGCTAAAAGAAACAATCGACATAACAACCCTTCCCGTATGGGACGTAATGAAAAACAGCTAAAATTATGAAAGAACTAGAAGCAATAGAAAAACTAATCGCAGCAATGCCAGACGATCCGACCGATGAAGAATGGGCGGCTGGACGTAGTCAATACGTTACAGAATCCAAACCGCGAGAATGCGACAAGCAAACCATTTCGTCTCACATTGACTTCCCAGAGCGTCACAGAGCGCAGGTTGATCTCGTCGGGGGTGAATGGACTAAAACCTACGAAAAAGCCCTAGAAGTGGCTAATGCGTGCGCTATTGTGGCACTAATCGGTGGTCGTGGAACTGGCAAGACACAGATGGCATGGGAAATCTCCCGAAACGTCCGTTTGACTGATGTGAACAAGCTCACGTATGAAAACGGATTTTCCAAACGATTTGAGCGACCGGCGATCTATCGCACCGCCATGGACATTTTTCTAGAGCTGCGCAGCACCTATTCGCCGACATCGAAAAAAACCGAATGGGACTTGATGAAGGAATATGAAAATGCGGCGTTGCTGGTAATTGACGAGATCAACGTCAGCACCGGCAGCGCGTTCGAGGATCTAAAAATCACCGCGATCATGGACAAAAGATACAAGAAATTGCGACCGACGATCTTGATCGGCAACGTGGACATTCAGCAATTCACCGACCGCATGGGCAAATCGGTTATTAACCGGATCGAGGAGGACGGAATCATTCTCACATGCAACTGGCAAAGCTACAGAACCAAAACAAAATGAACACAATCAAAATAAACCGCATACTTTACATTTACGCTTTAAATGGAGTGATAAAATGCCTATCCACATGTTAGCCCTCTTTGAATTATGTATGAAGAAATGACCAACTCTGACTTTATCTGCCTCTTGCACGATTACCCAAGCACCGACCAAGAGGATATATTTAACGAAGCTGCACGGCGCATCCGAAAACTGGAGGGGCAAGTCAAGGCGTGGGAATCTGCTGCCGACAATGGAAGTGGATGCGACACTCCCGAAGGACTCCGTAACTTCATAAATTGCTGTGGCTAACGATAAAAGTGACTCACGATGACCGCGAAAAAAGACATTGAAAACACAGGGGGCTCCAACGCGGTCAGCGTTGACCTCCACCGCCTCGTTCGGCATTTGCGCGGACGAGACAGACACTACAACGCCAGCGAACTGATGACCGAGGCCGCTGATGCCTTGGAATCACTTGTCGCGGACAAGGAGCGGCTTGACGCGCTCGAAACCGTATCGTGCTGGATCGGGATTGAGGATGATGGATGCCACGCGAAGACTAAATGGTCTGCTGGAGGTGTGTATATCCACAGCGTCAGGGAAGTGGCTGATTCATATTTGCCGAACAGCCAAGATCACTAACGCAATGCGTTTAGTGCATCAACATGTTAAAACAAAATGACCAAAACAAAATGAACACAGAACCATACCAACGTCTAGAAAACACCGCGCTTGTTTTTGCAGCGCGATACACTCACCACCGTAACACAGGAGCCACGCTATTGATCGTCCGATGCCTCATGTTCAACTGGCAGCGCATTGATCAACTCACTCGCGATCAAATCTTGCGCGAAGCATACCAAGATGCCACGACCAACCGCGATGACTGGCAGGTGCTTTTCGATCACGCAAACTACAAACCAACTGACCGATGAACACACTACCAAATGACGTAGCCCGATGCGATGGCGTGGGATTCGACGAGGACGGCGAATGGGACTGGCGCGAAGGATGCGAGACATGCCTGCGCAGGACAGCACCGCGGAACGACGTTAATTCCTTCATCGAACCGCCGAAAATCATCGCTTTCTGGTGCGAATTTCTGATTGAGC